TGTTGCTAATGAATATGTTCTATTCACTCCTCTTATCTTCTGGTGCAATACCAATACTGGTTTAGCCCTTCCTTTAATTGCTCTCCAATATCACGAAGTTAGACTTTGGTTCGAGTTCTCTCGTTTCAGAGATCTTATTGTATACTCTAATAACCTCACTCTTGGAAAACTTAATAACGGAAATGGTGTTTTCGGTAATGCTTCTCTCCTTGTTGATTATGTTTATATTGATAGTGAAGAAAGAAGACGTTTCGCCCAAATTGGACACGAATACCTTATTAACCAACTCCAATATACTGGTGTCCAAACTGTTACCCAAAACCCTCTAAGAATTACTACCCAATTCAATCACCCTTCCAAAGAATTTATTTGGAATATTAACTCTGGATATTACATCAGTGGTGATGCTCCATTCCTTGCCTATTCTAATAGCGATGACTGGACTCTTGCACTTGATTATGCTGCCAAAAACGTTGTTACTGGTGAAGTTACTGTTGGTGATGCTCAAGATTTACCAGTTCCTGGATCTGAAAAAGACCCAGTTGTTAATATCTCTGCCGGAACTTACAATGAATGGAATAAAATCAATATTGTCACCACCAATACCAGAAATACTTCTAAATACGCTGTATTTACCTATAATGCTGGTGCAGGTGTTGATGATACCGCCACCAGTCCAAATGATCTTGCTATTACCCTTTATGAACAATCTAATGGAACTGCTGTAAATACTACTCCAGCATTCCTTTTCAGAAGAGATGTACTTCTAAATCCTGATTACTTATCTTACAATTTAGGAGATTACGTTACTAAATTCCAAATTGTTATCTTTTACACTGCTGTTGATCCATCAGGTGCAGGTATTCCCGGTACTTTAACTTACAGTGTTCTTCCTATTGAATCAGATATCACTGTTCGTGATGTATCTGTTCCATTATCAAGATGGTTAGATAACAGATTTACCGTTGCTGAAAATGGAAATGGATATGCTCCTATGGATATCTGGGCCATTCTCCCAACTGTTACTGGTTTATTAATTGATAACAAATACAACCCTGTTCAATCCGGTGTTATCCAATTAAACGGTCAAGATCGTTTCCAACCAAGAGAAGGTGCTTATTTCAATCTTATTGAAACTTACAACTACCACCATTCTACCCCTTCTGCTGGTACCAACGTATTCTCATTCGCCCTACACCCTGAACAACATCAACCAAGCGGTACTTGCAATTTAAGCAGAATTGATAACACTCTTATCAACTTGAAATTATATTTCGATACCCCTTACCCTGATCCTTCCAGAAACCCACCACCCCTAAGCATTGTTAGCAACACCTCTGAGTGCCACGTATATTGCACCAACTACAATGTATTACGTGTGATGAGTGGAATGGGAGGGCTTGCATATTCAAATTAGCCAAAAACCCTACTTATTTATATATATTTGCATATTGTCCATACAATTGTCCATATATATATATATTATATTTTTAAATTTTTTATATAAAAATAATTTATAAAAATTATTTATTTTTAGCACGTTGCTTTTGTTTTTGTAATCTTTGATATTCTCTTTTTTCTTCATCTGTTTTTTTAACTCTTACAACAGGTTCTTCGCCATTCAATAATTTATTTTTAGCACGTTGCTTTTGTTTTTGTAATCTTTGATATTCTCTTTTTTCTTCATCTGTTTTTTTTACCTTTACAATATGTTTTTTATATTTTTCATAAATTTCTTGTTCTGTTAATTTATTTTTTTCTTCAAATCTTATTCTTTTTTCAGTCATAATTTTATTATATAATTGAGTTTCAGGGGATTCTTTAACATCCTCAACTATAACATCATCAATTATAATATCTTCAATCACAACATCCTCAACTACGACATCTTTAATAATATTCTTATCAATAGTTTTCATTTCTTCTTTTCTCTTCCTTAATTCTAAAACAGCATCAATTCTATTTTGTATATTTTCAGGTTTATAACTATCTAATAATTTTTTATCTGCTTCTATTTTTTTATTTTTTTTAATTATTTGTAATTCTTCTTTTGTTTTTTTATTTAAGTGCTTTGTTATATATTTGATATTACAATTTTCAATATCAAATTCTATATTATAATCTTTTGTATTTTCATAAATCATAAAACATTTATTTAAAAAATGAATAAAGTTATAATTATTTTTCATATAATTACATTCTCCACAACATGTTTCAACATTATTTATAGTATATCCAATACTGCTATTAATTCTATCTATACCATTACGATGATTTGTATTATTTTCTTTTCCACAAATATAACAAATTCGATTAACAATATTATCATACTCTTCTATTGTTAATTCAAAATCCATTTTTAAATTATTTACAGCTCTTGATTTATATTTGGAATAACTTGCACTATAAGAATTTCCAAATAATTTATAATTTATTTCACCATCAATATATTCATGATTTGTTAAAATGTGTTCCATTCTCCTAATAAAAATATTTGAATCCAAACATCCTTTCATAATATTACACATTTCACAACAACTAACACAATTATAAATAACATATCCGATATTGCAATTTTTTTTATCTATTCCATTAAATCCCTTATTTTGTATGATTCCACAGTAATAACAATTTTTTGTAACAATTTCATTAAATTCTTCTTGTGATAATTCAAATGTTAAATTTTTATTAAAACTATAATTTATATACATTTTATAGTATCTATCTATATTTTCATAATTATATTGTATTTTATCTGGATTACTATCTCTCCATTTCTTAGCATTTTCTGCTTCAATTCTATGATATTCTTCTAAACCCATTGTATCCATTTTCTTTGATCTTGCATCCATCCAATGTTTTATAACTTTATCTGGATTATTATATTTCCATTCTGTTTTAACTATTTTTCTATCTTGTTTTTGTTCGCTAATTCTTTTTAATTCATTAACGTGATTTTTATCTCTTTTTACATCTGCTTTTTTATTTTGTTCTCTACAGTTTTCACAAGTTTTTGTTTCACCATTAATACCTTCAAAAAATGTTAATTCATATACTTTAGTACAAGTTGAACATATTTTTTCATTATCATTTATTTCAACTATTTTATTCATTTTTCTTTTATGTTCATTTTCATTATCTTTATCTAAACATTTTCTGCATTTTATATGTTTATAATCACTATCTAATTTTTCAATACATCCACGAATATAATTATAACAAACTTTTAATCCTTCTAATTCTACACATTCTTTAAAATATTCTTTTTGATGTTTACCACAATAATCATTATCAACCGATTTCTTAAATGTACATTCATCTTTTTTACATTTAGTATGTTCATATTTAACTTTAATTCTATTTCGACAATCAAAACATGTTTTATATTCATTTAATTGACACATTTTTCTACATCCACTACATTTTTTTAAATTTTCATCTATTTCTTGTATTTCTTGTATTTCTGTTGTTTCTATATTTTTCATATCATATTCATGTTTAGAATTTAGACAACTTGGACAAGTTTTATTAATTGTTGGATAATGCATTTTAGTACATCTTGAACATTTTTCTAATTTATTCATAATCTCTTCATTATAATCTAATAAATATTGATGAAGATAACAATAATTATTTCCATTTTTTATATTTTTACATTTATTATTTCCAAAATTGATAGCAACACAAATAGTTTCATCATTTAATTTTTCTAATCTTTTAGATTCTCTTAATTTTTTTCTATATTCATTATATTTATCTTTACAATCTCTACATAAAGGAGATTCTGATAAATGATTGCATTTTTGACAATTTACTAAGGACATTTTATATACACTATAAATAAATATTTTTATCAACATTCATTTATATGGTATTGTCTAGTACTCAAATTATTATAATATCAACTATTATTTTTGGTGTCTTAAATATTATAGAAAATATAATTCATTATAGTTTAGGAAGACATTTTGGTAAAAAAGGATTTGAATTTTATATTCCACCATTAAATGAATTTTTAATTTTAATAGTAGTTATGCTTATTTTTGCTGGATTAGAAAAAATAAGTATAACATTATTTGAATATTCTAATTAAAAACAATATTTAAAAAATATTATATTTATGATAATTATATGGTATTATCAAAAATACAAGTTATAATATTATCAACAGTTATTATAAGTGTTTTTCAATCTATATTGCATTATAGTATGGGTAGAAATTATGGAAAAGATAAATATAAGATATATTATCCAACATTTAAAGAACTTACTCTAATAATATTTTTTGTTTTATCATTTTCATATTTCCAAAAATATTTTATAAATTATATGTACACATAATTTATCGTGTATTAAAAAAATATATATAGTGTATATTGCGTTTAAAATAAATATTATATATTATTAAAAAAAATAATATATAATATATATATATAATGACTGCCCTAATCGTTGACTTTTTTACATTTACTGTAACTGAAAAACAATTATCTATATTAACAACTGAAAATGTTAATCCATCATTACCATCTGTTAATTTATTGTGTTTAACTATTTATCAATGCGAAGATCCTTGTTTATTAAACGTTATCTTACGTGTTGGAGTAACTGATCCTACAAGTTCTGACAATAAAACTATGACAGAACAATTTATTAAAAATCTTAAGGAATTATGTATTAAATTTAAAATTGTTAAAGGTATTGTTTATTATGGATATACTCAATCAGTTAATACTCCTGGATTTTATAGGGAATTTATTACACTTGCGTATTGTAATCATATTAAAATCTATAATGCATTTGAATCTCCAGGAAGTCCCAATTCTGAAACTGAATCTGTAATAAATGCTATTGTAAGTGATGTATACAAAGCTTATACTCTTCTTTCATCTTTTGATACAGATACTGCAGATCAAACTTTATGTATTAATAAAAATAATATTGAACATATTGTTTCTAAAGAAAGTAAAAAATGCCACAAATGTAGCAAACATAAATGTTCTTGCAAATAAATTATTTAATTAATATTTTTTCCATAACTTCTTTTACATTTGATACCATTTCAATTGTAAAATTATCATCAAATAAATCACTGTTTTTAGAAATAATTTTATCATAATCTTCTTTATTTTCAAAAGGACATAAAATATGTTTAATACCCTCCTGTTTTGCCCCTAAAATTTTTTCTTTTAATCCACCAATTTTTTTAACATTTCCAATCATATCCATTTCACCAGTTACCGCATAAGAATTATTAATTTTAGTATTTGTCAATAAAGAATAAATACAAATAGCAATAATAGTTGTAGCACTTGGTCCATCAATTTCTGTAGATAAACAAGAAAATGTTATATGTATTCCTTCTGGTGTTTTACTCCATTTTTGAATATATTTATTTTTAATTTCATCACTTAATAAATTCCAAGCAACAATTTTAGCTAATTTAACACTTTCAATCATCATTTGACCAATAAGTCCAGATGTTTCAACTGTATAATAACTAGTTGTTGGGAAAAAATTACAACATATAGGCAATACACCACCAATCATAATATTATCAGATGCCCATAATCCATGTGCTTTTGCAACAACATTATCTAATTGTAATGGTGTATTATCTATTTTATGTTTTGTTTTTAAAATTTCAGTATTCAAAAATTCAATCGATACTGTAAATTTTTTAATATTAGATGCATATCGTTTATAATTAATTCTACTAAATACATCTTTTAATATTTCTTTAATTTTACGAACACCTTTTTCATTTGTATATCTTTCAATTAAATATTTAATAACATTTCTTTCAATAATAATTTTAAAATCATCTAATCCATATTCTTCTTTAAATTTAGGAATCATATGATTTTCAATAATTTTATATTTATCATCCAAATCATAACCATCAATATTTATAATTTTCATTCTATCTTTTAAAATGGGAGAAACTTTTGATAAATCATTTAATGAAAATACAATAATTGCTTTTGATAAATCAAATTCCAATCCTGAAAAATAATTATCATGAAAACAATTATTTTGTGTTTGATCTGTTAAATGAATTAAAATATTAACAACTTCCATTCCTTTATCTGTATTAGATATTTTATCTAATTCATCAAAAAAGATTATAGGATTCATACATTGAGTATTGGTTAATGCATCTACAATTCTACCACATTGAGAACCAGTGTAAGTATAACTGTGTCCATTTAAAACACTTCCATCATTAGCACCACCTAATCCAATCAAATAAAATGGTCTATTTAATGATTTCGCAACCGCATTTTTAATTAATTCTGTTTTACCAACACCTGGGCTTCCTGCTAAACAAAATATATTTCCACCTTCTTTTGGATTTGAAATCGTTTGAGCAATAATTTCAACCAATTGTGTTTTTGCAGCTTCAAGACCATAAATATTTTTATCTAATAATTTTCTCATATCCGTTAAATATTTACTGATATCTGTATGGGATGATTTATTACTTACTTTAGGTTCAATTATTTTTCCAAATGGAATTGTCATTAATTTGTTAATGGCTTTTCCTAATTTTTTTGGTTCATCAGATGCATTATTATAATCTGCCAACATTTTTAATGCAATTGATTTATTCGTATTTGTTGTATTCCAATTTAATACTTTAATTGCATTTGGAATAGATGATTTTCTAATTATATCAATATCATCAATTTGTTTTTTATATTTATCTTCTTCATTTTTATTTAATGTTTTAATAAAATCCATTAATTTTTGTGCATTTGATTCTCCAAAATTTTCTATTTTTTTATATAATGATTCGTCATCACGTTTTCTTTTTACAGAATATTTATTGGTTAAACTGAAAATATTTGATTTAATAATATTATCAATTATTTTTGGATCAATTTCATCATTAAATAATTCAATTTCTTCATCATTATATTCTTCATTATATTTTATATTTTTATTATCAACAAAAGAATCATCTGATGAAGAATATCCTTCATCCACATATTCTTCTTCATCGATCAAATTGTTCTTTCTTTTTTTATTTTTATGAGACATTTATAAATAATTATATTAAATTTTTTTTAAATTAAAACATATATTAATTAATTTTATAAATTTTTCATCATTTCTTCATATTTTTCTTTTCCAAATTCTTTTATTAATCTTTGTTCTAAATCATCAACATCTAATTTATTATAATCAATTTCTTCTAAGTTTTCCGATAAAGCCCCTTTTTTAATCAAATCATCAAATATATCATTTATACTGTTATTACTTTCTTTGGATTGTTCCTTTTTATAAAAATTAATTCTATCTTTTCTTATATCATTTGTAGGTGATTCTGGATTATCAATAGATAGATTATATTTATATTTTTGTTTGTATTCAAATTTTTTGATATGTTCATCTTTTTTATCTTCCGTATAAATATTCTTTATTTCATCATCTTGTATTTTTTTTATTTGTGTTTTAGATTTGTAATCATTAATAAAACCTTCTTTATCTTCATTTTTAGGTTTAAATACAATTAAATCTTGTTCATCTTCTATTTTTTTTGTATAATCAAATTTTTTAATAATACATTTATAAGGATTATTTTTACGATTATTTAATGCCATTTTATAATCATCTTCTAATAATTTTTGTTTATTCGTTATTTGTTGTTTAAATTCCTTATCTTTAAAAGATTTATCTACTTTTTCTGTTTTAATTATTTTCTCCTTTAATTCATCTAAATTAAATTTTTTATCTATATTATTGAAAGAAATAATTTTATTTAATTCATGTTTTGATTTTGCTTTTTGTATCATATAATTTTATTATTATTTTTTATTTATATTATTAAACATAATATATAAGTATATATTTTTATAAATGTTCAACATATAATAAATTTAAAAAATAATTATATATAAATGGCTAATTTATTAGATGACGATGATTATATAATTATCGGTGAAATTAAAAATAGTATAAATGAGAATAATACAAATACTAAAGAAGATATTGCAACACATATTAAAAAAGATATACCAAATATAAAAATAGATCTAAAAAGTATAAGAACCAATATTCAAAATAATGATAATGATCAATTAATATATGAAATAACAAATGATATAATTGATAATATTATAAAAAATATAGAAGATAAAATAATTATAAATAAACCCATTATTAACGAATATAATAATATAAACAAAAAAAGAAATATATTTAATTACTGTAATTTATTTGGATTTGTATTTTTAGGATGTATTATATATTTTAAACTTTTTTAGATGCTTTTTTACTTTTTTTATCTGTTTCCATTTCTTTTACTGCTTCAACAACAACAACTGGTTCAGGTGCAGAAGTAGAAACATCTTTATCTCCATAAACAATTTTTAAATATGTTTGGAAATTAAAGAAATTAAAACCTTTGTTAAATTGTTCCATTTCCCTATTATAATCATCCTCATTTTCAAATTGCTTTCTGGTTGGTTTTGTTTGAGTAGTTGAGTTAATGTAATCAACTTGTTCTTTAGTTAAACCAAAGATCTTTTGTAATTTATCATCAACTCTAAAGATTTGTTTATTAGTATCTAATTTCAAATGATTATCTTGTAGATATTTGTGTAATAACTTAGCAATAGTTGTTCTTGGGATTTTACTATCTTTTTCTAAATTAAATAATTGTTTAAATTGTTCAGGTACATCACATTCAGCACTAATACCAGTATGTTTGTTATCTTTTTTATCTTGTTTTTTGGATTTATATTTTCTATTTAATTGTTTTATATATTTTTCATAAAATCTTTTAAGACTCTTTTTAGCTTCAATATCTTCTTTTTTTTGTCTATTAAAATATTCAATTAGTTCTTTATATTCTTCTTCACACATAAATTCTTTTTTACCTTGATTTTTAGTTGATACATCAAAAGTAGTAGCAGTATTTTGAGTTGCTTGTTGTTCAGTCATCTTATAATATAATTAATTGTTATTTATTTAAATCAATTTCAACCTCAAAAATAATTATTTAATAAATTGGTCTAAACAAAAATAGATATATTAAGAATATATTCATGGATTTAAAAAAAGAAATAAAATTAATTAATGTATCTTCATTAACGGGAGAAAGTAAATATATTTATAATAAAATTAAAATGTTTTATGATGAATTTTCGAGAAATAATCAAAATGATATGAAGATAATTATAGATATTATTAATTCTAAATATAAAATTCCTTTAAATACAGTAGATGGTATAAAAATGTATAAATTATCATTAAGATTTTTAGATGAATTTATCACACGTTATTGTTCTTATTATAAAGTTATTATTCCAGTGAATACAAGATATATAAGAAATGATATTTTTAATATATATATTCAATATCAAGCAAGATTAAAATCACATCATAAAGATTACTTTGATCCTTTTAAAAGAATTAAAGAATGTGAAAAATTTGAATTTGAAACAAATGGATTTAAATTTATTACAACATTATGTCAATTAAATTTTTTCCAATGGGTTATTGAAAATGATATTTTAAAATATATTGAAAGAAATATAGATTTAATTGTTCATAATAAAAAAGAAGTTGATGAATATTTTAAAAATAAAAAAAATAAAAAAGATACAAGTTCAACAACATCTACTCATAGTTTAAGTAGTGAAAATAGAACTAAAATATCATTTGTATTAGAATTATAATACAGTTTTTTTAGGTTTTCTACCTCTCTTTTTAGTTTCTTTTAAAATTGTAGATACAACAGTATTGTCATCTACTTTAAGTGTATTAAAAAAATCAATATCTTGATCAACTATCACAGGTTTTTCAAATTCTTCCGTTTCATTATAAGTAAAATTAAAATCATTTATTTTTAATTTTGTTGGCTTGTATTCTTTATGTAAATTAATCATTTTACAAGATGTTTTAGTTCCCGAAATATTTAATTCGGGATAAATATTAATACTTTCAATTAAAAAACATAATTGAATCATATCATTTACTTTAATTTCATCTATATTAATATTTTTTTTATTACATTGGATATTTGTATCATTATCTATAAAAAGTTTAATATAATTATTGTTTTTAATAATAGTAGAATATGATAATTCTGTTATTTTATCATATATTTCTTCTTTACATTCTGGTAAATTTATAATATTTTCTAATGATTCGCAAATTTTTTCATCAAAGTTATTAATATCATTTTTACAAATATCATTTAATTCAAGATGTATTTCATTATTATTAATATAAATTACTTTTAAAAATGGCAATTCAACTAAAAATAATTTATTATCATAATTTAATTTACAGATACTAACATTCTTTTCTTTTTTATCTTTAACGTGAAAAATATCCGTAATTTGAAAATGATCAAAGTTTTCGGTTTTACCAATAGTATAAATAAAGAATTCTTCCATATTTATTTATAATTATTAAATGTTAAATAATTTATTATATTAAAACGATAAATAAATTAAATTAAAAAATTTGTTAAAAATATTTTTTTATATTTACTTCTTCTTCTTTGATGGTTTTGGAGGTGGTTCAGGTTCTGATTCAGATGATTCACTCTCACTTTCTTCAGAAGATGATTCTTTTATAGCAGCTTTCTTAACGGGTTCAGCTTTAACAGCCTTACCAGTTGCTTTTGCTGGTTTAACTTCTTCTTCAGATTCAGAACTTTCTTCAGTTGATGATTTACTTGATTCAGATATTTTTGATTTCGCAACTGTTTTTGTTGGTTTAACTTCTTCTTCTTCACTCTCAGAATCAGCTTTAACTTCAATTGCTTTAGGCTTTTTATCACTTACTTCAGCAGAAACTAAATCTCTTTGATCTAATTTTCCTGTAAGATATTTATCACATAAATCATCTCTTGATAATTTTGATGTATAATTTCCATACTTTTTAATTCGAATAACATTTAATGATGAACAAATAAATTTAATACCAGCATTTGCAATTTTTGTTGTTGGATTCTTTGTTTTATTCGCCCATAATTTTTCAGCATAAAATCCAAATTGATAAAATGAATTACCTTTGCAATATTCATCCATTTCTTCGGGTGAATTAACAGTAATTTCTCTTGGCATACCATAATATCTATTTAATTCTTCTTCATCACGACAATCATCTGGATGAGGTGCATCAGGAGAAATTTCTTCAATCTCACGATAATGAACTTTAATAATAATATCTTTTCTATCTTCAATTTCTCCAGGTGCAATTCTTGCAAAAATAAATTCTTGGCTATCTTGAGGATAATTAATTTTATAAGTCAATGTTTTAATATAATCTTTAAAATCAGATCCAGTTCTTCTCTTTTTATCTGCAAACATAGCTTGTTTAATTGCTTTTACATTTTTATCATTTAAAATTTCATTATTGTAATAATAATTAGTATTTGGTTTAATTGATAATTTTGCTTTAGTTGTAACTTTTCCTGTAATTTCATTTTCATTTGTTTTAACACATCCAATAAATGTATAATATGATTTTTTCTTAGTATCTTGACTATAAATATTATTTTCTTCTCTTGCATAAGAATCTGTATATCTTTGAAAAGTATATAATGTTTCATCATAGCTATCATTATTTTTAAACATTGATAATTCAAATAAAATATCTAAATAATTTCTATCTTCTCTTGGTTTAGCATATTTACCAGATCCAGTAGGAAAAGGTGAATATTTAAAATTCATAAATTTTGTTTTTAATGGGCAATCTTCAATTGATTCACGATCTTTTGTAATATATGTTATTTTACTTGTTAATTGCATAGAATCTTTTGATGCCAAATTTTCTTTTGATAAATCAAAAGGTTCAAATTTGATGTCATGTTGAGAAGATTGATCGACAAATTCCATTTTGCTATATTTATATTTATATAATTATACTTATATCAATATTCTATCAATTTTTTTATTATTCAATTTTTATATAATTCTAAATATTGAATAATAATATAGTATAATAAATATAATATAAATTATGAATACTTCTAAAAAAATAACATTTTCTGATCAAGATGATATATCATACCTTCCCGATGATACGGACATCGATAATAATGCTTATATTGATATTCCTAGTGATGATGATATGGATACAGATAATCATGAACAAGATATTGAAATGGTAGATAGATTTAATATTGAAAATGATGAACAAACAGATATTCTAAATAATTGTTTAAGAGAAATGGATGCAGAATATTATGTTCATTTAGTGAATACATTTATGAAACATTATAATAATAAATATAATAAAGTAGAAAATTTATTACATAATGTTGTTGAAGATTTAGATACAAATCCACAATTAGAATTATTTTATGAAGCAATGGAAGAATTAAAACAATTAAAAAATACTTTACAAATTGATGATGAATACGAAGCATTAACATATATTTTTGATAAAAAAGATTATGAACGTATAATATATTCCTATCCACAAAATTATTGTCTTGAATATACAGATAGACAATTGTATTCACCATCATTAATTATATTATTAAATCATATAGTCATTAATAATGTTGAAGAATTTAATATTTACACTTTGAATAATTATTAAATTGATTTAAAGAAAATAAAATATTTATATATATACAATGAACGCCAAAACGATTAAAAAAATCCAAAAAGATCTTGAGCAATCTAAAAAAATTAATATCAATGATAAAACAGATGATATTAAAAAGAAAAATAAGGATTATACCGAGAAGATAACTAATTCTGATAATGAATCTGCAGAAAGTAATTCAAACGAACCGCAAGCCCAATATGAATTTATGGAAGAGTTTAAAGAATTAATTAAAACATATATCGAGGATGATGATAAAATTAGGGATTTAAGAGCAAGTGTTAAAAAGATTACAAATAAACAAAAAAAATTAAGTGATGAAATTATTGTTCATTTAGAGAGAATGGGTAGAAATAATTTAAATCTTGGTGGTAAATCAGGAGGTAAATTAATTATTAATAAATACACATCTAAAGGAACTCTAAATAAAGATTTAATTGAAGAAACACTTGAGGAACAATTTAAAGATCCTAAAATTACTGAATCTATTTTAAATAAGATTGAAGATAAGAAAAATCAAAACTTAAAAACAAGAATTCAACTTAAAAGAACATTTGAACACAAAAAATAATTATTTTTAAGGGACACCATACAAAACAAAATCCCAATCTTTTGTTTTTGAATATCCATAAACCGGAATAATGGCAACATTTGATGTAAATGTAGATTTATATGTTGGTATAATAATAGGATCAACACAATAATATAACCAAGGACAATAATTTAAAGTATTTACATAATAAGATGATGGGTATGCAATGAATGGTTCATTTTTTAAATATTTTTCCTTATTTTTTGATTTAAATTTAAAAACTAAATCATCTGAAAGATCACTATCACTTGATGATGAAGAGCTAGAACTATATGATTTATGTTTTCCACCAGTTTGATTTGATAAAAATTTAACAAATCCTGGTTCATTTTTAATATCTTTATCACCACATTGTGATAATGTAAAATTTACTTTATTATTTTCTAATTTTTCATTTACCTTATAATGATATAATTTTCCACCTGATCCACCAGATTGAATAGTAAAAAATGTATTATTAACATGACCTTTAGTATAGTTATTTAATGTATTCCAAATAGAAAATGCAGCTTCATCTGAGTTGGATGATTTGGCAGCAATACGTTTATTGTCTGAATAAGGATTAACTAATTCAAATTTCATTGTATTATATACATTTATAATATAAAAAAAAAAATTGAATATTGATTTAAATATATACATATAAATAAGTTTATATGTTTAAAAATAAAATCTTTTCTTGTAAAACAACGCACCCAATTCCATTAAAATTATTAGTGGAAGTATTGCAAAATGTTATACCAGAAACTACATTAATTATTAATGGACAAGATCCAGAACATCCATCCAATTATGGTTTAGAAATTTCTACAAATGATACAAGTAAAACAATATTTATTAGATTACAATTAAATGGTTCAGAATTTTCACAATTTCATACTAAATTATTAAAATACAATATTGGATTAAATTTAAGTGATTTAAATACGATTATATTTAAAACAATTGATTCATCTACAACATCAATTGCATTATCTATATCAGAAAGTGATAAACAAAATTTAAATATAGATATTTGTGATGAGAAAAAATTAAAGAATACCAATTTTAAATTCAAAATTATGGATTTAAATTATGTATATAGAAAACCAATTACTACAGAATATGATGTTATTATTACAATGTCTAATTCTGAATTTCATAAAATTTGTAAAGAAATGAGTGTTATGTCTGATTATGTCGATATTAAATGTACAGAGAAACAAATTATATTTACATGTGTGGGTGATATAGCATCAAGAGAAAGTGTATATAAAGTTGAAAATGGTGGTATTTCTATTGAATGGAAATCAGATGTAAAAACAAAAATTGTTCAAGCTATTTTTGAATTAAAAAATATTGTGTTGTTTAATAAATGTAATACTTTATGTCAAAATATTATTATATTAATGAAAAATGATTATATATTATCCATTATCTATGAAATCGCTTCATTTGGTAGATTAAATGTTTCATTTTCTCCTGTTAAAGATGAACATATTAAAAATACTAATTATGATTATAGTGATAATGAAGATGATTTAGATGATGATATTAAATTAATAACAAGTATTAATGAAGATTTAATTATTAAAAAAAATAAAGATAGTGATTTAGATTCTAATAAAGAAGTTAAAAAATCTAAAAAAACAAAGAAATAATTAAAATTCTGGTTTCTGTTTTCTTGTATAAACAGAATATTTATTTAATAAGTTAAGAACATTTTTATTTATAAAATTATTATTTTTGTAATATTTAATTGTAAAATTCATTTTATACCAAATTTGAATAATAAAATAATTTACATTATCTTTTTTTTTAGGATTAAATGTTATCCCTTGGATAGTATTTAATGAATTGTATTCATCAATTAATAAATTATTATTTGCAATATAAATTAATAACATTTTAAATATTTCCATACATTCAGTAATATTATCTATTTTAATATTTGTTCTACTTCCATGTCTATTTTCATTGTCTTCCCACATAGGAGAAATCTCATTTTTCATTACAAATAAATTAAAATTTGCTGTATTTAAATTTGATAAAAATGTATTTGAAGAAGTAATTAATTCATACCACGTATGGATTGTTTCTATATTGTTAAAACTTTGAATATTATTCCAATTTTTATCATAATCAATATGTCTAGCATATACTTTATAATAATTGGAAATATTTTCTTTTAATGTTTCAATTGTTGGAGATTTAATAATAACTTGTTTTTTACTAATTTGTGGTGGTGTATATAATTTTTTGTTATAATTTTTATAATATTTTTTAAAAACCAAATCATTGTCTTTTGTTTCAATTTTTTTTGAAGAAACAAATTCTTTCTCATCATCTACTTCATTTAATAAAGCAAAAGAATTGTTTTTTAAAGACATTATGATATAATGATATAATATATATTATTATTTTATATCAATATTTATTCATATATAAAAACTGGAAATAAATGAATAACATTGTATATCTTCCTTATTTGTAAAATATAAATTTTCATTTACATCACATATTTTTCTAATAAAATTAAATAATTGTTCTTTATTATAAAATTCATCATCACCATTTATTAATTTTTGCATTAAAATATTATATGTTATATTTATTATTTCACTTAATGAATAATCTTTATCAATAATTAATGTTTTAATATAATCTATAGAAACTTCTAATTTATTATATTTTATAAACAACAACATTCTTTCAATTTCATTTCCAGTTGGACATAATATAACTTTAGAAACATCTTTACATTTAATTTTATAATCTACATCATTATTCATTTTAAGAGATTGTAATATATTTAATAATTTACGTAAATCACCATTACAATAATTAATAATTAATGTAATTGCATCATTAGATATATGAATATTTTCACATACACATATTTCTTTAATATATTTTTCTAATTTATCTAATGGTATAGGTTTAAATTTTAAGATAATACATCTTGATTGAATAGATGGACTTATTTTTTTTAAATAATTACATATCAAACAAAAACGAACTGAATCACTATAAATTTCAATTACTTTTCTTAATATTTCTTGTGCATCAATCGTCATTGAATCAATTTCATCCATAATAATTAATTTAAATTTTAAATTAGACATATTTTGAATTAAATCTTTTGATATTGCAAATTGATTTACAATTCCTTTTATTGCATCAATACCTCTATTTTCAGAAGCATTAATAATTAATACCATATTATCATAATTATCTCCATAATATTTTTTTGCAAATGCAGTTATCATAGTTGTTTTACCAATTCCCGAATATCCTGTAAATAATAAATTAGGCAAATTTGCACACATCATATAGTTATCTAATGCTTCTTTAATTTTCTCATGATGTATAATTGTTTCTGGTAATTGAGGTCTATATTTTTCTATAAAAGGAATTTTATTCATATTCTTTATTAATTGTATTATTTTAAATAAATTATTTCAATATTGAGGTATTTTTGAATTATATTCAATAACTGTTATAAAATTATGTTGTTTTTACAAATTTACCTTTAACTCTTATTCTATTTTTACAAGATATACTTTTATTTGTATATTTTACAATTTTTGATTTTTTATTCTTTTTTAATCTCCATTTTTGTATTGCTTTTTTTCTATAATTTTCTGTATCCAGTAATATTGGTAAACATTTTTGAATAAAATATTTTTCTTCTGTTGTAAAATAAACTGGATACATTTTACCATTTACAATAACTATAATTATAAAATATCAATTTTTATAAATAATAAAAAAAATTATTTTTATTTGTAAAAATGTTCATTCAAATCAATTAAATCATATGTTAATTCATTATTCACTTTTCGAATAATCCATCCAATATGTGATTGTAATTCTCCTTTATCATTTTTAAATGCCATAATAGGAGATTCACTATCATATTTTCCTACAATATGAATAGTAGGTTTTTGTCCTGTTAAATATAGAATATCATTTGACATTGTTTCAATTGATTCTTTGGCAGTTAATGATTTAAATTCTAATAAAATTTCATTCTTCATTAATTTTTTAGATACTTCCGTTTCCTTAATATAATTTTCATCATCACTTGCAATATGTCCAGAATATTTTAAAGCATTAAAATTTTCTTCATATGATTCATGTTGTTTTAAAATTAATTCTAATGCTTTTTCAAATGGTTCAATTACAATTTCACAAATATATTTAAGATCATCTGTATTCATTTCATTATTATGTGTTTTTAAATATAATTTAGGATCATTTTTAATATCATCTGGTATTTTAGAAATGGCAATTAAATAAGCATTAAATTTATTTAATCTATAATATGTTTCCAAATCTTGAAATGTTCTTGAACTATCATTTTTTAACCATCCAATAGATGATTTATTGAGTGTTTCCATATTATGATTGTCTAATGATAATTTAATATTTCTTTCTGCAATTTCATCAGGTTGTTCATCAGTTGGAGTGGAATACAAAATTCTTAACATTATATATTATATATAATTATAATTTCTTTAAATAAAAATTAAAAACCACCGTATTTATCTAATATTTCAACACTATCTACTAAAAGTATTTTAACATTTTCAATAAATAACTGAAAATAATAATAAATATATTCAAATAACATATTAATATTATATAAATTTTAATTTAAATTTTATATTTAAATCTTAGTGATATCAATCTCTGTATCGTCATCTTCATCACCTTCTATTTCTTTTTTATCCGCTTCAAATAAAATATCATCTGCTTCTGTTTTTTCAAAATATTTACTATTCTTTTTAAATATATCAATAATATGATCTGGTGGTTTTGCAAATCCTAATATATCACATTTTTTCTTATCATCTTTTTCCGTTTCAAATGTTCTAATAGATACTATAACATAATCTCCTGTTACTATTTTTTTATCTCTTACTGTTGCAATTTTATTAGATGCTCTTCCAATTCTTTCTACACAATCATGTCCTAAAACAGTAAAATGTAAATTACCTAATGCTTTAGTAACTTGTGCAAATAATTGTCCTTCATCTAATTCATCATAATATATTGCTTTTTTAACAATTTTTTTCATACCCTTGCTTTTATTGCCTCCATGAGTATTTTTAACCATTTTGAATGAATATTTATATGATTATTTATATTTATATTGTTTTATATAAAATAATTCAATTTTTATTTAAAATTGATTTTCTATAATTATAAATATTTATAGATATATAAATGGATTCTACAAAGTTTATTGAATTATATGATTGGTGGTTTTCGAATCCAAATGTTTGGTTCAATCCAACCGATGAAGATGATTTATTCATATCAATAAATTGGAGTGATTTATTAGAATTACAATATTTACCAGAAATGATTGAAAATTCAAAATTAGATTTAACTTATATATTAGTACATGATCAAATAGTTAGACATCATGTTCGTGTTTTAATTAAAAATAATATATTAAATAAAATAGAATTAAAACAAATAATTAATAAACATTTACAAATGATTTTACCATTTTCAATTCAATTTTATAAAAAAAATTATAAAATTTTAAATCCTAATGAATTTTGTTTTACATTATTGCCATTAAGACATTCCAATATATATGATCATTATATTTTTGTTTTAGATGAAGTTTGGAATAAAATTATATCATATGTTGAATGGGAAGAACAAGATGAAAAATTTGATAAATCAGATTTTGCAATATATAAAAGATTCTTAAAAGCCACTTATGAAAGATTTGATATTACAAAAGCAAATTTATTAGAATATACTATTACCCCAAAAAATGATTTATCCAATATTCATATTCATATGGAAAAATTTATTAATCGTTTTAGACATATTTTAGATTCCAAATGTTTAGAATATACTTCCAATAATATTTATTTTAATATAGTTGATCCTATAGTAATGGCTTGTAATCAAATTAAATATATAAAAGATGAATTCAAACCAATACAAATAGTATTATCGATAAGTGGTGGGATTGATTCTATGATTTTATCATGGATATTAAAAAAATTAGATTTTGATATAGTATTTGTTCATATCAATTATGCAAATAGAGAATATTGTAATGATGAAAAAGAAATGTTAATTTTATGGGCAAAATATTTAAATGTTACATTATTTATTAGAGATATTACTGAAATATCAAGATCAAAATGTATGTTAAAAGATGTTGATATGCGAGATTTATATGAAAATTATACAAAAAATGTTCGTTTTAATTCCTATATACAGGCATCCAATCTTGCAGGTTATACAAATCCATTAATCGTATTAGGACATAATTATGATGATTGTTTAGAAAATATTTTAACAAATATTGCCAATATGAATAAATATGAAAATTTGAATGGTATGGAATTTTTAATGTCTATTCCTTTTAATCCAACAAAACAAATAGATAGTGTTAAACAATTACATTTTTGCAGACCCATTTTAAATATTTCTAAAAAACAAATTTATGAATATGCTTTATCCAATTTAATTCCATTTTTAGTGGATAGTACTCCCAAATGGTCTCAACGTGGAAAAATACGTGATATAGTAAGACCTTGTTTAGAAACTTGGGATCCAAAAATAATTAAAGGGTTAAGTTCATTAACATCTATTTTGACTGAATCCTTAGATTGTGTTGATATATTAGTGAATACATGGATTTCAAGATTAGAAAATAAATTAGAAGAAATAGATATTGGCAGAGCAATGAAATTACAAATAATTCATTTAAAATACAAATTTATTAAATTAAGTTTAAATGAATTAATATGTTCTAATATATTTTGGAATAGATTTATAAAAATGATTGGATATACTATATCTAATAAAAGTTTAAAAACATTGATTTATAGATTTGAATTATTTAAAACAAAACAATTTTTTGAAAAACAAATAAATGAATCGATTACAGTTGAAATATCAATAGAATGTAAAATGATTTTTTGGAAAACAATAACAGATAAAATTATTATTTTATTTATAAAAAAAAATTAATTAATTTTTATATTTTTGAATCATTTATTTCAGTAAAATTTGAATATATTTCATTATAATTTGCAATATTAAAATGATTTGATCTTGTAGCATGTTCTTTTCGTATAAAATCGGATTCTCGAATATGTCCTATTCCATGTGTATCATCATCACAAAAAATAGAATATAATTGTATCAACATACCTTGAATTGTTAAGGATGCATTCCATTCATCTTTATGAAATCCGGTTATGGATAAACATATTTTAACATTTATTTGAAACCGACCATTGGGTGTTAAAAACATAATATCTGGGGGTGTGGATGGATAATCTTTACTTAAAATTATTTTACCTATATATTTTCCTCCATCATAAATTGTATCATTTTGTCCATTAATTAAAAAATAAAAATCTAACATATTTTCTGCAGATTGATATGCTTTTATATATTCTAATGGTTCTTTATGTAATTGTTCAACATCTTTCCTTAATCTTTTTTGTTGAATTCTATTAATCATTTTTAATATTGTATTTTATTATAGTTATAATGTTATAATAATATATAATCAATTTTTATTATATAAATTAATCAGGTAAATTAGCTGGTTCTCCATCTGGTTTTATTATTCTTGTACAGGATACAAAATTCCCATATTTATCTTTATATAACCATTTACCTAATTTATCCATTATATCGGGATTGTATATATAATCGATTCGAATCATGTATAAATTTATATTTTTATTATTTGCTAACCAATAAGGAAGCATATTTGTAATCGAATTTATTAAATTAAACGGGATATTCGAATCTAAATTGATTATCTTTAATGAATCAGGTCTTTGATTTCTTAATACTAAACACATATATTCTTTCCACTCAGATGCCCAATAATATGGATTATTTTTATCACAAACTATTTTAGCAATATCTTCTGGAATTAATGATACAATATCGTTATTGGATTCTAATAATGGTATAACTGGAGAATCAGGTTGTAATTCTTTAATATATTTTATGATTTGAATACGTGTGTCATTATATCCATTTAATAAATCAACTAATTTTCTTTGTATCATAGCATATTTATCTTTCCAATTATTATATTCTTCTCTTTGTTTTTTAATTATTTCATTATGTTTAATCCTATCTTCTAAATATTTTGTATATAATGGATTAATCTTTTCATTATATTTATCTATTTCATTTTTATCATAATTTATTTTAGTAATATTTATTTTAACAAAATCACTAATATCTCCAGTAAATTTATCATTTTTCATTGTCATCTTTAAAAAAGAATAAAATGTTTTTGTTAAATATTGAATATCTATTTC